GAATTTTTCAGCCAAATGGCAGGATCTTTGCCACTTATACGGAATCCTGTCCCACTTCATTACCACTTCAGAAATTCCTACCTGAATGATGGCCTTTGCACACTCGTGACAAGTTGGAAGACCATAGACAAACATCGTAGACCCATCCAATGAAACTCCATTGCGTGTTGCGTTATAGATCGCATTTACTTCTGCATGAACAATCCTTTCATACTTTCTTTCTCGATCATCGTAGTATTTTGAATCGTCGTCCATACCTCTTGGAAATCCATTGTATCCCTGTGAGAGAACTTGACCGTGGTTTCCTACGATTATCGCACCTACCTTTTTTGATGGATCTTTGCTCCAAGTGGCGACTTCACCGGCAAGATCATAGTATCTGTTTTTCCACTGTTCGTTCATTTCATTGCGATTGCTCCCATAAAGAGATGATTTTGCCAGAAGGGTTGAATCTTCCTTGAATCAAATCCCGCAGTCTCCAACATCGAAACCAACTCTTGCCAAGTGTTAGGCTTCAACATGTGTCGCAGAGTCTTTTCCTTATCAAGAATATCCTTGTCGTCAAATGTCTTTCTTTTATGATCGTAGAAAGTAAATGTGATCATGTCTTGAATCCTCGAATCAGAAGAAATAGTTTTTTCCGAAAAGATAAACGCACCACCCGACACAAGACTGTCATAGATCTTTTTCAAGATTCCCTGTCGTTCAGACGGAGGCATAAACTGTAGAGTAAAAAGAGATGTAATCAAAGAGAAGGAGCCTAGAATAAAATCGAACTTTCGTATATCCTCATTGATGAACTTTACATGTCCGAGATCTCTTTCTTTGATCTCTTCTTTTCGATTCTTCATGTCTTCATTGAATCCACTTGCATACTCAACTCCAACATAAAGAGTCTTAGGAGCGAATGAGCGATTCTGTTCCATCATAGCCATGATGGTTTTTCCGGTAGAACAACCAATGTCCAGAACCATTTTGTCCGAATCATTCTCAACAAAGTATTGAGAGAGGTTGACTACATCGTCATGAAGATTTCTATAACCTCGAATCGAATCCTCGATGTGATTGTCAAAACCTTCGTCTCGATGGGCAAAAGTAAAATCAGGTGTGTTTTCCATTGTATATTTTTAGAACATTTTCGTAGACTGCTTCTGCAATCTTTTTCATCATCAGCGGAGGAACCATGCGACCGATTCTTTCTGCTTTTTGATTCCATTTTCCTGTAAGTTTAAAATCATCAGGCAAAGACATAATACGCTTTAATTCTCCTAATGTCAACTTTCTTTTTTCACTCCAGTGAAATGCACCGGCAGTCGTGTCACCACTTCCCATCGCAGTCAGAGTTGGGGCAGGAACTTCCAGAGAAACTCTCTTGAGATTGAAGTGATGACCCTTTGGATGGTAGTCTCCACCAGTCAAAACCTTCTTTGGAAAAGTCTCCATTCGCGAACCAGTTTCTCTCCAGTAAGCAGTTTTTGAGAACTTCTCTGTCAAGTATTGAACCTCTTCATTGTCATACTCCAGACCAACCAACGCATCTTTCAAAGGAATGACTTCTTTGCTCGGCTCCGGAAACACATGACCAATTGTCATAAAGTTCAAACCGACTTCATCCATCACGTCATTACGAATCGCAATAAAGATAACACGAGTCCTCGTTTGAGAAACACCATAGTATCGAGAATCCAGAACCTCATAAGAAGGAGAATATCCGATCTCTTCAAAGGTGTTCAGAATACGCTTCATGTATCCTTTGGCCTCTCCGATAGTCAATCCTTTGACATTTTCCGCAACGATCACCTTTGGTTGAATGTCCTTTGCGACACGAAGAAACTCAAAGAAAAGATCTTCGATGTTCTCAACAATCTTACCATCAGAATAGTTTTTGGTTTGTCCCCATCCATCCGAATGACTTCCGCCCGACGAGTGAGAAAGTTTTCCGGCAACAGAAAATGCAGAGCAAGGAGGCGATCCATCAAGAATATCCAACTCACCTTCCTTGAGACCAACAAGATCCAAAAAGTCTGAACCCTTCAGTTCTTTGATGTCGCCCGGAATGATAGGAGTGTTCGGATAGTTCTGAGCATAAGTGTTTTGAGCTTCTTCAACAAACTCGTTGATGCAAAGAATATTTCCACCGGCAAGTCGATAACCAGTCGAAGAACCACCACCACCCGCAAAGGTAGATATGACTTTGAATTTGTTTTGTTTCGATGCTTCAATTACATCTTGTAAATTATAAGGTTTATACATTTATACTACTATGGACTATTTGCATTGATTTGTCAACACAATATATCACAAATTTTATTCGCGAGATTCTCGAACCATTTTGTATCTCCGCCATGTCGAGTCGTTTCAGCAGCAGTTCCGATTCGTATTCCGCTCGTCTCGGTGAATGATCTTGGATCGTTTGGAATTCCATTCTTATTGACGGTGATATCATTCTCTTCAAGAAGATCAGCGGCTTCACGCCCACTGTACTTACTCTTAGATAGATTCAATAAAATGATGTGACTGTCTGTTCCGTTTGTCTGAATGTCAATGTTTCGTTTTTGAAAAACCTTTGCCATAGTCCTTGCATTATCGACAACATTCGATGCATAGGTTTCAAACTCAGGTTGCAATGCCTCATGAAAACACTGTGCCTTTGCCGCAATGATATGCATCAGTGGGCCACCTTGAGTGCCGGGGAAAACGGCGCTGTTGATCTTTCGAGTGTAATCTTTATTGTTCCATAGAATGATTCCACCTCGCGGTCCTCGAAGAGTCTTATGAGTTGTCGAAGTGACTACATCCGCATAGGGAAATGGACTCTCATAAACGGATCCAGCAACCAATCCAGCATAATGCGCGATGTCCGCCATGAGATACGATTCGGTTTTTTGTGCGATCTCATAGAAACGAGAAAAGTCAATCTGTCTTGGATAGGCACTTGCTCCGGCGATGATCATCTTTGGTTTTATCTCTATCGCCTGTTCCTCAATTGCGTCATAGTCCAAGAAACCCTCATCATCCACACCATAGGAATGAGCATTGTAAATTTTACCGGATATGTTTGGCGGACTTCCATGTGATAGATGACCACCCGAGGCAAGATCCATTCCAAGAATCGTATCGCCGGGTTTTAGAAATGCCTGAAAGACAGCGGTGTTCGCATTGGCACCCGAGTGTGGTTGAACATTTGCGTACTTACAACCAAAGAGAGACTTCACCGTTTCGATGGCCAGATCCTCGATCTCGTCCATATGATCGCAACCGTTATAGTAGCGCTTCTTTGGATATCCCTCGGCGTACTTATTTGTGAAGACACTTCCACACAAATCCATTACCTCTTGGCTCGCGAAGTTTTCACTCGCGATAAGTTCAACAGTATCAGTCTGTCGATTTTGTTCTCTTTCGAGAATTGATAGGATTTTTTCGTCTATCATAGTTTTTCTTGATTAGTGTTCTGCCAAGAAATGATTCGCTCCTTGGCCGTGTTGAAAATTTCGGTGTCGCGTTCGATTCCTATGAACTTTCGTCCACTCCGAAGACAGGCAATCGCAGTTGACCCACTACCCATAGAGAAGTCGAGTACAGTTTCGCCTTCGCGGGTGTAGGTTCTCACCAGATATTCGAGCAGATCGACAGGTTTTTGTGATGAGTGGATTCGACACTTAGGATCGACTACGGCGAAATCAAGAGTTGTTTTTGGGTATCGCGTAGTCACGCCGCCCGCGTAATCTCTTTTGTTTGTTCCATGCCATAACTGTCCAACACTACTTCCCTTGGCTGATTGTGTCGGTTTGTGACCTTCGCTCATCTGTGGATAGTAGCGGCCGGGCTTACGATAGAACACGTTGATTTCCTCATGGGACCGAAGCGGTTGTCGCTTCGCGTGAAAGAAGTTCGTGGCTATATTTTTCGTCCATATCCAACTATATTTGTGGTTCTGGATCTGGCTTGCGATCAGCGGGTGTGTGAATGGATTCGCAGAGTGTAGAGCGATCACTCCATCCTCACCCAATGAATTCCAGAGAAGCGGCCACAACACCGGCCAATCGAGATGTTGATCCCAGTGACAAGCGGTTGACCCAAACGGCGGATCAGTTATAACGGCATCGGTCTTTATTTCTCGAATCACATCCATACAATCTGCGTTGTAGAGCGTAACACAAGATGGAATTTTATCATTTACATTACCGAAGATCCTATCCCAATTTTTCTGCATATGTTCATCGGGAATTTGTTCCAACCGTCTTTTGCTTCCTTTACCCATTTTTAATTTTGTACTCCGAATAATCGTTTACGATACCATTAATGTATCTATCCTGTTTAAATATTTTTAAAATTTCTTGATGCTCATAATCTGAAGTCGGCCATTCCTTAAAATAGCCAGGCATCATAAAGACCGTGTAACTCTTATCTCGTTCTACCTTTCTCCTTATTACCAACACGACTTTTCAATTTTCTTCCGCTAATTGCATCATTCTTCGTAAGACCGTTCGCCCTATAGAATTTATCTGATACGTCATGTGCAAAAACCTGAACACGTCCAACCTTCGCACACGCCTTCGTGAGAATCTTTGATCCAATTCCACAACGACGAAAACGAGGTGGAACATAAACCTGAAACTCCCAAGGTTTTCGATACCAATCATCAAGTTGATAGGTAAGACCCCAACCAAGATATCGTTGACCATCGTGAGCAACAAGAAGAACACCCTTGCCCTCTTCTACACATTCACCGAGCCATGCTCTTATACAGCTACTCGTATGTCCGAGATCTGCCTTGAGACCTGATTCAAAATTATTCCGACGACACCAACGATAGGTGTCATCGGGAATTGATTTTACTTTTGAGAGATCGTAAGTTTTAACGTATACTGCCATAATTAGTTTGCAGGGAAAACATCAATTGAAATGTAGTGACTGGTGTGAAAGTAGTCAGTCATTGGATCGCTATGGTCGAAATAATCCTTTCCGTACATCGCCGCAGTCAATTCATCGAATAACTTGGTGATCTCCGGAGAGAAGTTGTTGTAGTGATAAGGATTGATTGACAATCCCCACTTTCTCTTGAAGTCGTCCATGCGACTCTCAAAGAGACCTCGAACATCCTTGATTTTCAGAGCAAGAGTGGAGTAATTTCGAACCGATAACGATCCCTTAAGACCGTACTTTTTGAGGATTTTCTTGATAGCAGGAGCACGCTCCGCTTTTCGTTCTTTGTTCATGTATGCCATAATTATTATCTCTATTATTACTCTAAATTATCTGAGTGGTTTGTCAACCTTATTTTTGTTAATTATTTGTAAAAGAGGAGTCAACCGCTGTAAGACGATATTCCTCGATGGGAGTGTCACAATCTTCTCGTGTTGCATACTCGCTGTTTCGAAGAGTCTCGATCATCGCAACCGCCTGATCCTTCGTAGTAAACGACCAGACAAGTGACCATTTGAAATTTCTGGTTTCGCCCGGTCTTTTTACAAATCGAGATTCGATTCGGAAATCAAGAGGAGTATTTTCGTAAACGTTCATTGCCATAATTATTATCTCTAATTTAAGAAGTGGGGAGGAAGGGGCCAATCGTAGAACCGGCGCTCTTAAAGAAGTTGACGACTGCAACTGCCTTTTCGAGAGGATAATCAAAGTGGATGGCGTAACCATCGGAGTAAACAACCTTTTCTTCGGTAAGACGGATCGTGCCGTGATCTTTTCCATCGGGTCCGAAGACCGTCGCGGAAGTGTTAATGTAACCCGCGAGGCGTTTTCTTTCTTCTTCAATCGTGATCATGTCTATACTCTAAACTAATTTTATTGAATGTCAACCCTATTTTTGTAAAAAACTTGTAAATGTTTTACCAGAACCGACCGTACTTGTGTGTCGCTTTCGGCCGAAGATCTGGAGGAATCTCCGAGACCAATTCATCGAAGTATTCATAAAACTTCTCCTTATCACGCTCGCAGACTTGTCGAGG